CCAAATTGCATGGCATTTACAGCATCCTAAACACACTTTCATACTTGCAAAGAGCCACGGTCAGAGGTCCGTAAAACTTTTTCAAGGATCACAGATCCGGGAGCTTGTTGCTTGTGGCTTGACGCTTGATGCTTGTGCCTCGGGGCTTGACGCTTGCTGCTTGTTCCTTTCGGAGCTTGGCGCTTGAAGCTTGACGCTTGGCGCTTTGGAGTCCAGACACGTCCACGTTAAAATTATTCGCGACCCAGATTTTCTTAGTGCTTGCCATAACTAACGTTTTTAATGGCAGGGTCCCAGCATGCTCGACAGTCTTTACACTCGTTTTCTTGCAATGGTGCGGGACACGTGGGCCCAGAAGTCACAACCGTTGAAGTGTTGGGCCATGTGTCGGGAGCCGGCATATCTACCATTGGAGCCGAGAACCGGATCACCAGGTTACTCGGTTTTAATTTGAGGAAGGTTTTCACCCAGGCTTCCCGTGTCGGCATCCAATGTTTAACGTTAGGCGTTAACTTACAAACCGCGAAAATTTTAAATAAATGTTCTTTGTCCTGCACGTCTCCCGAATCGTGCCATCTGAAATAATTAGATCTTTTGGACCTGATGGCCTCAACCATGGCCGGGATCCATGAAGCTTTTTTAATAGATCTTAAACGTCTGTATTGCGCTTGCTGTACAACTTTAAAAACGTAACAGCCTTTCAAAGCGTAACAACCTTCACAAACAGAGTTCTTAACTTTTACTAATTTACTTCCGGTTTTGCATTCTTTTGCAGGTAGGCCGTAGGCCCATCCTGGCATTTTAGAAGGCTTGCTCAGTCCTCCGATGATTTTTAATGCCCGTTTACTTTTCATAATTCTTTATACCTTCCAATTGTGTCCAGCTTGTGGCTTGTCGCTTGAAGCTTGACCCCTGATCCCTGCCGTACGAGTTTCGCCTCTCGCAGGTTTATGGCAGAGATCAGGGCTCAAGTTTGGTCAAGGTAAGTTTGCTCAATAGCCCATACACTTGACCCCAGATCCAACCTGCGCTACTCGACGGAGCCTGCGCCCGTGTACATCGGTCGATTGGATCAGGGCTCAAGTTTGGTCAAGAGTGAGGGTGGCAAACTACCCAGACCATCTCACTCATACGCTAGTTTCACGCTTGACCCCAGATCCATCAAAGAGTGCTAGCATTTTTCATAGGACATCTCCTATCTCTGATGGATCAGGGCTCAAGGGCGGGACGGTGCACCTGATTACACAATCAGTATACCCGCCATCAAACCTGAGCAGTTATTATTATGGCTCATACTCAGGAGCCATTATTAATATATACAATTGACAATCGTTTGTCAATAGGATAATCTGGGATAAATAACGGAAGGATAAACAATGCCAAAAGCAATGACAAAATATCAACTGGATCATTTTAAGTCTAAGGTAAGACGGAACTTTGAACCATTGATAAAAGAACAAGAACTGTTGGTGAAACAGTACAGGGCGGAAGCAACTGAAAAGATTGTCGGCAAGCTTGCTAAAAAAATGGGCGCTGATAAAATCTTAAATGAATTCAGGAAGGCGGAAGCTCAATTAGATAAGGCAAGAGATAAAGCCCGAACCTTCTTCAAGAAGAAGGCCGACAAGGATAAAAAAGAAATAAATAATTGGCGCTTTGAACGAGACGAAAAATTGTCTCTTGATGATTGCGAAGAACAATTAAAAGATTGGGCGCGAGAACTTGTTGATGCTGAAATAAGAAGAAGGCCTGAAGGTAAGAAGCTGAAACAGCTTGAGGACTTACAGCGAAGGTCAATAGATACAGTTATGGAAGCTGGAACGCCTGATGATTTAATTAAGGCGCTTGATACTGAAACTAGAAAAATTGGTATCGCGTGGGTTGTACCAACTCAAAACATAAAACAAATAACTAACTAAATAAAAAGAGCCCAGCGCCTCACGGCGCTGGGCTCAATCTTTTTAATTTAAACTTTCATATTTAATTTTTGTTTTGCCTACCGCCATGCGCCATGCACCTTGATCTAAGTCCCAGTATATTAAACATGGGTTACCTTGAGACGAAACAAAAGACTTTCCCTTAGTTCCGTCTGGTTTATCAAACCAACCTTTACGTGTGATAAACTTTTGATGCTTCCTAGCGTAATAAGTTATATAGAAATTATCTTTCTACTTGTTGTTCTAGTTTAACAATTCTATTAGCCATCAATTGCATATTGTCCGACATCTTATTCATGACTTTAATAAGATCGTTAAACCTTTCCAGTTGTTCTATTTTTTCTTTTGTTATTATATTATTTAACATTTTGCTCCTTTGTTGCTCCTATTTTATCATGGATAATATTTGATTACAATAAACTCTATGTCCATAATGGGTCGCGGTCCGCGGACACTACATCTTGTGTCAAGGAACTGTGTGTTCAAAATGGGTCGCGCTTTGGAACTAGGTGTCCATTTTGGGTCGGCCCCCCTGCGGGGGGCCGTTTGCCTTTTGTTCTAACTAAGTGTCCATTTTGGGTTTTCTTGCGCACAAAACTAGAACGATTGGCGAACGAAACTGGGCCGCCCTGCGGGCGGCCCAGGGGTCCCAAACAAATTGCAAAAATCAATTATTAGTTGTACCCCACCCACCCTAATTACAAAAAGGGGTCCCACTACTACAGGTTGTAGTGCTGGATTTATAAAGTTATTCATGCTAAAAACTTTTTGGTGCCATGCTAACAAACGAACAGATAAAAAAATTACCTGCAGACGTAAGACGTCGATACAAAGCTTTAAAAGTTAAAAAGAGAAGAGCTTCAATAAAAGATAATGCCAACGAAAACTTTCTTGCATTCGTAAAAACTATGTGGCCAGACTTCGTACAGGGGTCCCACCACCGACATATTTCTGACAAGTTCGACAAGCTGGCACGAGGCGAAATCACAAGATTAATTGTAAACATGCCACCTAGGCATACAAAATCTGAATTTGCATCTTATCTTTTGCCAGCGTGGATGGTGGGCCGTGATCCAAAACTCAAGATCATCCAAGCAACCCACACGGCAGAACTCGCATTTAGATTTGGTCGTAAAACAAAAAACTTAATCGATACAGAAGAATATCAAAAAATTTTTAAAACAACTTTACAAGAAGATTCGAAAGCAGCAGGACGTTGGGAAACTTCGGCAGGAGGAGAATACTTCGCGGCTGGTGTAGGAGGAGCTATTACAGGACGAGGCGCTGATCTACTTATCATAGACGATCCACACTCAGAACAAGACGCTATGTCCAGAACAGCTTTAGACTCCGCTTACGAATGGTATACATCAGGACCAAGACAACGTTTACAGCCCGGTGGTAAAATAGTTTTAGTGATGACGAGATGGTCTACTCGAGATCTCACAGGAAGATTAATTAATAATCAAAAAGAACCAAAGTCTGATCAATGGCACGTGGTCGAA